TCAGTGGGAATGTGCGGGAAATTCGAAACGCGCCGCGACACGGCGCATCCATGGGTGCGACAGGGAGCTTTCGACGACTCCATGCCCTGAGTACGCGTGAACAAATCTCGGATGCGGACCGACCGTCGTGACGATCCCGAGGTGCTTGGCAATGGCGGCATTGCGCATCCGGAAGAGCAGCAATTGACCCGGTGCCAGGGCCTCTCCGACGGGAAGTCGCCGCAAGTGACGCCCTGCTGCATGGTCGAGAACCTCGAGGCCCTGAACCTCCGCCCAGTCTTCGGAATACTGCGGAACCGCTTCGGGTTCCTCCCCATAGACTTCGCGCCACACACCCCGGATCAGGCCCAGACAATCCGTCCCGGCACCTTTGACGGCCCCCTGATGCATGTAGGGCGTGCCGATCCAAGCTCGGGCGACGTCGACAACCCTGCTCATAGACGTCCCCCATCGTTGGATTGCGTCTTCTTGGGATAGGCCATGAGCCAGTCATCCCCCGGAATCGATGGAAAGCCCCTGAAATTGATCAGGTTGTCGAATTTCAAACGACATGTTTCCTGCCGCTTGTCACAGCCCGCCTCGATGCGGATCCGGTCCCCGGCACGTATATCCGCACGAACCGATGCCCAAAGCTCGATCAACCGGAACGTATCGTCGCCCCTGTCGAACTTGATCCGCTCCGACATTCCAGCGGCGGACCCGGTCAGCACGACCATCCGACCCCGTTGAAACCATTTAGGCGAAAAATCGCGGAGCGGCTCCAGCGACAGTTTGGTATTTTCAACGACTTCTGCGACGTCCACTTCGACCGAGAAAAGCGGGCCAAGATCCTTCCGGCATCGATCATCACCCAGAACAGCATCGCAGCGCGACTGATAGAGCCGCCCCCGAACCTGGTTCAACAACTCAGCCTGACCGCGCAACTCGGCCGCAAATGCACCGTCACCCCAGGTGATTTCGCCCAGAAAACCTCGAAACGTGATCTCGAAAACATTTGGATCACGCCAATCGACAAGATACGACGTCACCTTGGCCGCATCCCACTTGCCTGCCCGAATGTCTTCATCGCTGATCGAAGCATCGCAAAGCGCACCGCTGGCTTCGGCGTTGTCCACCGCCAGACCTGTAGCCATCTGAAGCGCTCCGGCCGTCAATCCGGTATCAGCCCGACAAGGCACACCATCGACCACCAGCGCTCCATCATGATCGGTGAAGCCCATCACGACACCGTCCCGGCGCTCGACGATCCAGGCGCGGCAAACATGCGACGCGCTGCGCGCCAACGTCTCGCCAAGCGCAGTCATATCCGAACCTCGATCACCGGAATATCGGGGATCTCGCCTGCTTGGAAACTCGCGACCGAGGTCTGGATCATATCCGTGTCAAACCGGACGGGCACATCGAACTCGAAACCCGCAGTGACTTCGGCCCCATCCTCCGGCGCACTCTCGAAGACTATAAGGCCGGTGTCAGGATCGACGCTAAAATGAACATCCGCTTCCAGCTCGTCATCACCCACACCCGCCAGAACCGTTCCGACAACCGGCTTGGTGATCGGCCGACGGTAGGACTGCGTTCCAGACCGGTAGGTTCTGGCCAATTGAAACACTTTCGTCTCCCCGTCCCCAACCCCCAGCGGTTGATCCAGAAAACTGATGCGTCCGGTCGCATTGCACGACTTGAAGTCCGCCCAGTCCTTCCAGCGGAACCCGAAAAGACGTCCTTGGCGCGCTTCGAAGAACGCGATGACCTCGCCGATATCGTCGAGGGACCGCATGCCAATGCCTGCATCATAGCGACGGCGGGAATGGGCCCAGGGCGTATTCCGCTCCTCATGGCCATTGGCCAAGGTCACGATCTCGGTCAGGCGCTCGGGCCCGCCCATGGATCCGAGTGACAGCCGGGGCGGAAAGCGAATTTCATGAAATGACATCGACTGGCCCTCAACGGTTTCTTGATCCGCGCGACAATGCGCGGGACATTTCGGCGGCGATCTGGCTGCGGGATCTGCGGAAGCCCTCGACGTCCGGTGTCGAGATGTTCATCTGCACGCTGACACTGGTTCCCCCGCCGCCATGGGTCTGAACGCCAAGGCGACCATCCGGCCCCCGGGTCAGCGGCATGATCGCTTCCGGACCGGCTTCCCCCATCAAACCGGTAGCGCCGCGCATCGGAAACGTCGTCGGAGAGCTGACAATACCGCCCCTGGCGAACGGCATCACCCTGCCTTGTGCGAAACTGCCCCCGTTCTCGAAGGGCAGAACTGCATTCAACCCGCTCGCCAGCAGTCCGCCAAATGCCTGACTGACCGGCTTCATAGCGGTATTGTAGGTCGCATTGATCATGGAGCGCGTCAGGTTCGTCAGCGCATCCGACAGCTTCATGCCATCGAAAACCACGCCGTCGAACGCCCGCTTCAGGGAGCCGCCAAAGGATCGCGAAAGTCCCTCGACCTCCTTCTGGGTATGGAGCATCTGGCCCTCCAGCGTGCCCAGTTCGCTGGTGAACTGCGCGACCACAACCTCCGAAGACCCAAGTCGCGCCTCAAGGGCATCCAACTTGTCGTCAAGGCCATCGGCCTCGTCCGTAGTGTACATCTCAAGTCTCCTGTTTGTCCGGGAACCGGGCGGCCAGTTCATCCAAAGCGTTGCGATCCATCGGCAATCGCCCGTCGCCCTGCCCCAGCAGGAAGGCGAGTTCGGCAGGCGTGAGGGCCCAGAAATCTTCTGGCCGCAGCCCCAGGCCCCGCATCCCCGCCGCCATCAGGCCGGGCCAATCGAAACGATCATTCATTTGCCGGGCAACGCGAATGCGCGCCCCAGCAACAACGCCGCAACCCGTGTCGCCTCCACCGGTCCACCATCGATATTCGCCGACAACAATTGATCGGCCGCACCGCGCCATCCGCCACCCCGCAACCCTGCAAGCAACAGGCGCGCGACATCACGGGTATTGAACGCGCCCGTCTCGAACCGCGACACCAACGCCACAAGACTGTCGCTCTCCATCGCGGCTTCGAGTTCGGCCAGCGCGCCCAGCGTCAGCTTGAGCAGGTGGCGCTCCCCATCTAGGGTCAGCGCCACCTCCCCGGCATAGGGGTTCCCCTCCCCCATCAGAGCGGCGTGAACGTAAGTTCGCCCGCCGAGGCCAGCGCGATCTCATAGGTCGCCTCGCCGTCGTGGGTGCCGCCGTACTCCAGCGAGGTGATCTGGAACGCGCCCTCGACGATCCCGAAATCGGGAATGATGACCTGAAATCCAGGGACCTCGCCATCAAAGAAAAGTTGGCGCGCGCGCGCATCCGTATCCGCATCGCGAAAGACGCCCGACCCGGCGATCTGCGCCGACTTCACGCCGCCACCGCCCAGCAATTCGCGCCAACCGCCTGCACTCTCGGTCGATGTCACATCGATCGAGCCCGCATTGAACGTCAGCCGCGTCGCCCGCAAACCAGCCATGGTGACGAACACACCGGTGCCGTCCTGATCCACCTTCAGCAAGAGATCCTTGCCCGCTTGAATACCCATATCGTCTCTCCTGAGGTAACGGCCTATTGGCCCTGATCATCCAGACGCGCGCGAAACCGAAGATCGATCCGTCGCGTGCCTGCTGTCTTGTCCCGCCGGGCATCCGCCCGAAGAAATCGCAATGAAATCAATCGACCCCGTGTCAGCGGAATGTCCGCCCCGACCAGCAGGTCCGACACACGCGCTGCTGCCGCCTTGGCCGCAAGATACCCGTCTCGGCGCGTCACCACGCTGACCTGAAAGTCGTGAACGGCCCCCCCTGCGGTCGCATCCGACCGCCCGACCGCGCGCTCGGCCCCCAAAGCGACGAACAGGTCCGGCGTCGTCTCCGGAACCGCATCGAACACCGCTCCGGAAATGAGTGTGTTCAGCTCGGCATCCCCCGACAGACGGCCATAGACCGCGACCTGCAGACATTCACCCAAGGCATAGGTCATGGCTGGCCCTCCGCGCCGAGCATTTCGCGGGCCAAAACCGTCATCATCCGCCTGTCGGCCTCGTGAACGGCCTCGACCTCATAGGACCGCGACCCGTCCAGCAACCTGTCGCCGACCTTCGGTCGCATGGCGTGCCCCTCGGGCATGGCCACGGTATTGATCCGAACCTGCAGACGCGGCAGTTGACCGAAATCACTATTGGGCAGGGCGCCGGACCGCATCAGGACCTCGCCCCAAAGCGCACCACGCTCGACCCAGGTCTCGGTGAAACCGCCCCCGCCGTCGGCGGTTCGGACTGGACCCATCAAGCGGAGCCTGCGCGAATTGACCCGCGTCATCAGCCCTGCCCCCCCAACCGCAAAAGCCGGTGCGGTGCCAAAAGGGCTTCCGCAGCCTCCGGCACCTTTCCGTGGTCCGTTTCCATGGCATCGGCCACCAGCAGGACCGCCTGCCGCAAATCGGGCGGAACCGCAGTCCAGGGCCCATAGCCAGCCTGCACCACCAGCGTGAGCCGATCGCCCCGGGCAACGGACCGCGCCAGTTTGGCAACCGGGCGATACCCATCGTCATCAACTGACGCGGCACCCAGGGTCTCCGTCGTGCCGGAATGATCTGCCTCGCTGGACAGCACAGCCTCGACCGGTGCAATCGGCAGCGATACCTTCTGGCCTCCCTCCGACACGCCGATCAGGGTGAATTCCCGCGCGATCAGGGCTTTGCCCAAACGCCGCTCGACGGCTGCAATGGCCGACCGCAACCGCAGCCGCAGGCGCTCTGCCATGCCCGGCACGGACTCGAACCCATCCGGCAGACGCATCTGCGCGGCCAGTTCCGCAAGCGGCAGGGCCTCATCCGCGATTGCCTGCCCATCCTGAACTCTGATCGCCATTGGCACCTCCGCTAAGTTTCTGCATCTGTTGTGAATTGTGTGAACGGGGCCAGCACGCCGCACGTGCGGACCATGCCGGAGACCCACCGGCCCCGCCCTCCCCCACATGCCCGCACGACACGCAGAGGATGAAGACCGCCCCCACCGAACGGCATACGGGCGCCCCGTCTCGGGGGCGCCCGTCAGCTCAGGCGACGGTAAACTTCAGCAGCTTGATGGCCGCGAAATCGGTGACATCGCCACCAACGCGCTTGGTCGCATAGAACAGGACGTGCGGCTTGGCGCTGAAGGGATCGCGCAGAACCCGCAGGTCCGGACGCTCGGCCACGGTATAGCCCGCCCCGAAATCACCGAAGGCGATGGCCGTTGCATCGGCACCGATGTCGGGCATGTCCTCGGCGATCAGCACCGAATAGCCCATCAGCTGCGCGGGCTGACCCGCCGCCAGGCTGTCGGACCACAGGAACCGACCGTCGGCATCCTTCATCTTGCGCACCGCACCGGCGGTCTTCGAATTCATCACGAAGGTGCCGTTGGCGCGGTACTTCGCACCCAGCGCATAGACCAGATCGATGATCGCATCCGACGGACGGTCGGCGTGGAAGTCGGCGGCGGCACCCGTGGCGACATAGCCGAGCGAACCCCAGGCCCAGGACTGCTCGTCCACGTGGGGATAGGTCAGGAAGCCCGTCGGCTTGTCGTTGCCATCGCCTTCGATGAACGACTGCGCCTCAGCGGTCGCGAACTTGTCCGCGATCCGACCGGCCAGCCAGCTTTCGATATCGAAGGCAGCATCGTCCAGCAGACGCTGCGAGGCCTTCGGCATGGCCGACAGCTCGTGCAGCGGGATCGAGATGCGGTCGAACATCGGCGACGCCGTCTCGGCAGCAGACCCGCTTTCGCTGACCCAGCCGGCACCCATTTCGGCATGGTCGACCAGAACATCATAGGAGGTGGCCTCGACGTTGACGACCGTCGCGATGGCCCGGATCGACGCCGCCGACGTCAAGACCGACTTGACCGTCTCCGCCGTCTGCGGGTCGACCAGGTAACCGCCCTCGGCGCTCACGGCGGTGTTCATGCCCTTGCCCTCAAGGTGCAGGGCGCGCAGGCCATCGTCATCGCCCGACCGCAGGTAGGCGTCCATGGCCTTCTGGTGGGGGGCTTCAGCAATGCCGGTGGTGGCCAGTTGCGGACGTTGGGTCTTGTAGTTCATGGTAAGACGCTCTTCCTGTTGCTTCATCTCTGTGGTGATCTGTTGGCGAAAGCCCTTGAAATCGCTGACAAGTCCTGCCAGCGCCTCCGTGACTTCACCGATGCCGTCATGGCCCATCGGGGTCTCCTTCATTCGCAAGGGATCGGCGGCGTCAGTCGCGCGCCAGTTCAAGACGCGCGGCCTCGATTGCCCGCGCCACGTCACGCAGAGGGTCCGCCTTGGCCCCGACCCGCGCACTGGGCAGCATCGGGAACGTCACAAGCGAGACCTCCCAAAGCTCCAGTTCCTTCAGGTGCCTGCGCCCCTGGTTGTCCTTCACGGCCCGCTTGACCGTGTAGCCGATGCTCAGCCCGTCCAGCGCGCCCGCCTCGACCAACGCGGCAGCTTCCCGGGCCTTCTCGACACCAGGCAGAAGCCGGCCTTTGACATAGAGGCCCCGCGCATCCTCGCGGACCTCGTCCCAGACGCCAATCACCTGCGCCGGATCATGCTGCCATAGCATCTTGACCGACCGCCCCTCGGCACTCAGCCGCGCGAGACTGTCGCAATAGGCCCCGGCATCCACCACATCGTGCCCGGTATCCTCGATCCCGAACCACGAGGCATAGCCCGCGATCCGGGCCCCCTCTTCCAGTCGCACGGCACGTTCGCCCTGCGCGAACTTACGTTCCAGCCCCATGAGCTTCTCCTATAGTGAAATCAGATAGTTGACGCCCTGGGCCAGCACCGTGCCGGCCACGCCCATCACGGCCAGCCAAAGCCGCCTCTCCAGGCGCTCCAGCGTGCCCTCGATCTGTTGCAGCCGGAACGTCAGCGCGTCCCAGCGCTCCTGCAGAACCCGCTCGTTCGCGTCGATCCGTGCATTCGCCGCATCGAAGGGATCATAGAGAAATCGCGAACCGCTTCCGCTGCGCAGCGCACTCATCCCTCCCCCACAGGGGCCAGGCCAAGCATCCGGCGCTTCTCCTCCGCGGTCAGGAAATCCGCCGTGGCGATCCGCGCCCACTCGGAGTCGCGCTCGGACTGCAAGGCGGGCAGCCGGTCACGGTCCACGTTCAGCGACACCTGCGCCCCCCCGTGACAGCCCAACCAATGGGCCAACGCACCGGCCACCTTCGACACAAGCGGCAGGACTGTCAGGCGATAGAACGCCCGGTTCGCCTCGACGTAATTCGCATAGGTCGCATCCCCGGGGATGCCCAACATCATGGGCGGCACGCCAAAGGCCGTCGCGATCTCGCGGGCGGCGGCTTCCTTGGTCTTCTGGAACTCCATGTCCGACGGGCTGAAGCCCATCGGCTTCCAATCCAGCCCCCCGTCCAGCAGCATCGGACGCCCCGCATTGCGCGCGCCCTGGTGCTGCGTCTCCAATTCGATGGACAGGCGATCGAACTGCTCCTGCGTCAGATCCTCGCCCGCATTCACGATGGCCCCCGAAGGCCGCGCCGCATTGTCCAGCAGGCCCTTCGACCAGCGCGAGGCGGCGTTGTGGACATCGATCGCCGTGGCCGCCGCCTGCAGGGGCGAAAGGCCATAGTGATCGTCCTGCGGGTGAAACGACCGCATATGGCAAACGGGGGAAACCTCGCCCACCGCGAAGCGGTGCTTGCGACCCCCGACGGTGTAGTCATAGGCCACCGGCCATCCATCGTCGCCCGGCACAACCGACATCCGGTCCGACCGCAGCACATGCAGCTCATCGGGCAATCCACCCGCCCCGACCGCCTCCACAAAGGCATTGCCCGACAGCAGGAACTGCCCGAACAGCGCCTCCAGGAAATCCGCCTGCCCCTGCACACCGTTGGGCCGGGCCAGCAGCGACAGAACCGGATGTACATCCATCCGCCCGTCTGCATCCGCACAGATCAACGGCACCGCCGCCGCCGCCTCCGCGATCAGCTTGACGGCGCGAAAGCCGACCGGGTTCGAGGTGAACCCCATGCGCGTCAACGTCCCGGTGTCGCGCGACGACCAGACGGCGCGCCCCGCACTCCCCATTGCCGCGACGCGACCCGTGGCCGAGGCCTTTGCCTCCGGCATTTCCGCCGCCTTTCGCCCAAATCCGAACATCGCCCGTCCTTCCGTCATCTGCCAAAGAAAAGGGGCCCCGAAAGGCCCCGCATATTCCGCGTCACAATTGTCGTATTCTCGGCCCGGCCCGCGTCCGCTCCGGGTCCAGCATCACCGACCAGAGCGCCCAGACCATCGCGTCGACCCGGTCCGGCGATCCAGATCCCCGGTAACCTGCGACCGTCATCCGGCACATCTGGTCCTCCAGCGCACCCAGACCGCGAAGGTGTCGCACCTTGCCCTGCTCATAAAGCGCCGCGACCGGCTCGGCGCGAACGCCCTTGCCACGCCGCGCCGTCACCTTGCGATAGCTGACCGTCGGGGCCACCTGCCGCAGCACCGCCTCGATCATGTCGCCGCCCTGGTTGCCCTCGGCCACCACACGGTCCGCGCCCCACTTCTCATAGGCATTGGCCACGGCCCGCGCCCATTCCGTTGGCGACGCCGCACTCACCGTGGCATCTTCCAGCACATAGGCCCGCCATTCCGAGATCGGGCCCCGCATCACCGCGCCCACCACGACGATCCCGGTCTCGTCCGCGGCACCGCCCGACGTCACCGCCGGGTCTACTCCGATCACGATCCGGTCCATTTCCGGGGCCGTCTCGACCCGCAGCGCATCCAGGACCGGCGTCGTCCAGAACGCCCCCTCGATGTCATCGAGCAGGATTCCATCCAACTCCTGCCGCCCCATCCGCGTGCCCTTGTAGCGCTCCATGACCTCGGCCAGAAACCCGCGCGCCAGATTGGCCCGGTTCGCCTCGGTCGCCGCATGGGTGCAGACCGTGCTCCGACGGCTCAGAATATCCTTCAACACCGGGATGTTCTTCGGCGTCGTCGTCACCACCGCCTGCGGGTTGTCCCCCAGACGCAGGCAGAATTGCAGCATGTCCCAGGCATCCTCGGCCTTGGGCCATTTGGCCAGTTCATCCATCCAGGCCGCATCGAACTGCGGCCCCCGAAGGGCCTCGAAATCATGGGCGGAAAAGACCTGAGCCTCCGCACCGTTGGGCCAGACCAGCTTGCGCTGCGTGGCTTTCCAGCTCGGCATCCTATCCCGGGGGGAGCAGGCCAGTATCCCACTGTCCCCCTCAATCATCACGGACCGGACCTGCTCATAGGTCTCTCCAACCAGCGCGACACGGCGTGCGCGCCCCGCCATCAGGGGGCGGGGGCCCTCAACCTGCGCCCGCACCCATTCGGCACCGGCGCGGGTTTTCCCCGCGCCGCGCCCACCCAGGATGACCCAGGTGCGCCAATCCCCTTCCGGGGGAAGCTGGTGGTCCAAGGCCCAGAACTCGAAGAGATAGGGCAAGGCCGCCAGCGTGTTGTCATCCATCTCCCGCAGGAACGCTTCCCGCTGGTCCGGCGTCGCGGATGCAACGGAGACGGCGCCGTATCTCAAGCTTGGCAGCCTCGAGGTCGAGTCCATCTCCACCGTCTTCCTTTGAAATCGCATCACACACCCTTCCTATTTCGGCGACGGCCGTCACGACGGCCTTGCCCAACTCGCGGTGCAAGGCTCCAAATCCGGAGACGTCGATCTGGGACTCGGGCATGGCATTCATCTTGGCCAGGGCCCGATCCATTGTCAGCCGGGCGGCTTCCATACCCGCAAGGGCAGCCTCCGCACGCTGTTTCATCTCGCCCACGTTGACGCGGGTCGTGTTCTCTACTCGATCTTGCATTCAGTTAAGCTCCGTGCAGCGGTGGAAAAGTTTGGTCCGCACTTGCGAGAAACAAGAAAGGCGACCCGGGGGTGTCCCGTGCCGCCTGTCCCATTTCTTCCAGCTTGCCCTAAAGATGTTTTTGAGCGCGCGCTCGGTCAACAGGGTTTCTGACCGCTGGCCCGCATTTCTCACAAACCACTGTTACAGATTGTGAAAATCATGCGTCCGCCCGCCCCGCGCGCATTTTCTCGACCATCGAACCACCAGGACTCCCCGTCTGTCCGTGAACGGACCGCCCGTTACGCAGGTCGCTTCCACCGATGCTCGACAATCAGCAGGCCCGACCATTCCTCGGTCTCCCGGCTGATCTCGACCAGACCTTCCCGTACATAGAACGCAACCGCGCGCATGTTCGGGGCATCCACCCAGGCCGTGATCCAATCCCGATCCGCTTTCGCCGAGTCGAGCAGCCGTTTCCCGATCCCCGCGCCCCGCGCATCCGATGTCACATAGAGTCCGATGATGTTGTCGTCGCCCCGAGCACAGAAGCCGACAACGCGCTCTCCATCCTCCGCGACCCACACAGGCTGGACCTTGAAATTCTCGTGCCAGAATTCCTGCATTGACCCTCGGGAAGACAGCGCGGGCATCCAAGGCGTCTTCTCTGCCCAGTCGCGTAAGATATCGACGCAAGCCCCGACATCCGCTTTCGCGCCCTGTCGGATGCAAACGGCCAT